CGCAGATGTATTTTGCTGGTGTGTGCCACAAAATTCTCAATACACGATGGATTTCGATAAGTTCGGCGGTTTGACTAACAACGCAGGCGCTGGCGTAACTGGTGATGTATTGTTTAGCACTGCGGATGCTTCTGCTGGTGACTTCTATACCATCGTCCTTGAGATGGTTAAATCTTACGGTTAATTATGTCAAGCAAATCGACAGCCCAATCTTTAAAAAAGGCTGGGTTTTATGAAGAAGGCAAAAGCAAGCCAGAGCGTTTGAAAATTGTCAGCCAAGCAACAACTAAACCTGAAAGGTTGGAAATTGTGGAAAAATTATATTCAGGCAAAAAAATGAAAGGCGGTGGCCTCTATGCCAATATCAATGCAAAAAAACAAAGAATCGCTGAAGGCTCTGGCGAAAAAATGCGCCGAGTGGGTAGCGAAGGTGCGCCAACGGCTAAAGACTTTAAAGAGTCAGCAAAAACCGCCAAAATGAAATCTGGCGGCAAGGCGTCAAAGTCTTGCTGGTAAATCATGCCAAGCAAATCATCTTCCCAGCACAAATTGATGGAGGCGGTTGCGCACAACCCTTCGTTTGCTAAAAAGGTAGGCATTCCTCAAAAGGTGGGCAAAGAGTTTGCCAACGCTGATAAAGGCAAAAAATTCAAAGAAGGTGGGCCAAACCTTTCTGTTAGCCGTGGCGAAAAATTGCCAACAAAACAAGGCGCAGGTCTTACGCAAAAAGGTCGCGAGAAGTACAATCGAGAGACTGGCTCAAACCTCAAGGCTCCGCAACCTCAAGGTGGCTCACGCAAAGATTCATTTTGCGCCCGAATGAGCGGGATGCCGGGGCCGATGAAAGATGAAAAAGGTCAGCCAACTCGCAAGGCGGCGGCTTTAAACAGATGGAAATGTTGATATGGCGTACTCAGGAACTGTTGGTCAGACAGTCATCAATGTTCAAACATTGATTGATCACGGCGCTCGTCGCTGTGGGAAACTCGCCGAAGAGTTGACCTCTGAGCAGGTTCTGTCTGCACGCCAATCGCTTTATTTCCTCTTGTCTGATCTAGGCAACCGAGGCATTCAATTTTGGACAATGACCAAACTAGTGATTGGTCTAACCCCTGACAAGTACATATACGAACTGCCCAAAGGCTCTATTGACCTCTGGAACACGCTTTATCGCACGATGAGCCGCCCTAGTGGGTCATACACCACTTCTGCTGGCGGAACCGTTGCAAACGCGTATGACGGCGATGTAGACACCATTTGCACGCAGACATCGACCAATGGCAACATTGCTGTCAACTACGGCGTTTCAAACCCAACCTACATTGGCTCCATTGGCTATTTGCCTGCGGCCACTGGCACTTTGTCAATCATCTATGAATGGTCAGAAGACGGCGTGACATGGAAGACTCTGGTTGACCTTGGCTCTGTTGCTGTTGTGGATAACGAGTGGATTTGGACTGACATTGAAGCAGGTCAGACTGTCCCCTACTATCGTTGCCGCGTTTACAACGGCGGTACGCTGTCTGTTCGCGAGTTGTACTTTGGGAACAATTCGCTTGAGGTGCAGATGTCTTCACTGAACCGTGACGACTACACCAACTTGCCCAACAAGAATTTCACGGCCAACCAGCCGTACCAGTATTGGTTTAACCGCCAAATTCCAAAACCTGAAATTTATATTTGGCCTGTGCCGTCAACTGCTTTTGTGCAGATGGTTTGCTGGTACTCGCGCCAGATTGAGGATGTGGGCGCTTTGACCGACGAGTTGGAAATTCCACAGCGTTGGTATGAGGCTGTGCAGATGATGCTGGCTCACAAGATGAGCCTCGAACTTCCTCAAGTTGCGATGGATCGCATTGGCTATTTAGAGAAGATGGCCGAGAAGCACCTCTACATTGCAGAGCAAGAAGAGCGTGATCGCTCACCAATTTACTGGGCACCGAACATCTCGGTGTACACAGCGTAATGCCAATCTTTCTTGACACAACAGGACTGACTTCGATTGCCATCGGTGTATGCGACCGATGCAAGATGAAACGCGCCTTTGTGCAACTGGGGCCAGACCCCAACTTCCCCGGGCTACGGGTGTGCGACCAAGGGTGCAGGGACAATTTTGACCCCTACCGCCTTGCCGCCCGTAAGACCGAGCGTATCAACCTGCGGTTTCCTCGTCCTGATGTGCCTATCGGTGCTGGCGATAACTACCTGATGACTGGCAGTCAATCAATGGACGGCACAAGCCAGTTCCAAATTTCGACTGAGCAGAACACACAGACGCCAACATTGACGGGCAACAAAGATACGATTGCGCCAAATCCGCCCGACAATACGAGTACATAAATGTCAGCACAAGTCGCCATAACCCAACTGCCAGCCGCTGGTGCCATAACAGGCACCGAAGCGGTTCCTATCGTCCAAAATGGCGTGACCGTGCAGACAACGACGGGTGCAATTTCTGCGTCGCCGTCGCAGACTTACACATACCTGACCGTCAACCAGACGCCTCAGTTGGCAAACAGCCGCTATGTTGGCGTGAGCAATGGTCTGTCAATCACTGACGGTGGCGCTCAAGGACTCTTCAATATCAGCACCACAGGCGCTTTGTTGTCTCTGGTGAACTCTGGTACTGGCTTTCAGGTAAAAACCTCTTCTACGGCCATTACAGGCCGTTCTATCTTTCAGGTAAAAACCTCTTCTACGGCCATTACAGGCCGTTCTATAGCGGTTACTGGCGTTGGCTTGGGAATCACCAACGGCGACGGCATCGCAGGCAACCCAACCATTGCTTTGGCTGGTCAGGTTCTGTCTTTGGCAAATTTGAGCGCCAATGGCTTGATGACAATTACAACTGGCGGTGTTTTGAATGCCACATCCATCACAGGCACGGCCAACCAGTTAGGTGTTGCAAACGGCGATGGCATTGGAGGCGCTCCAACAATTTCGATTGTGGACAACGCGACGCTCCCCGGTACAGGCGGCGTGGTCATCCCTAAAGGAACAACTGGTCAGCAACCTGTAGGTGTCAGCGGCCAGTTTCGTTTTAACACCACCACAAATCGCTTTGAAGGTTACATCAGTGGCTCTTGGGTAAACCTTGGCTCTGGTGATGGCACGGTCACTAATGTCAACGGTACGACCAGTCAAATTGCCGTTTTGAATGGCACAACAACGCCAATTATCAGTATTGCGTCTAACCCGATAATCCCCGGGACGGCCAGCATCACCATGCCAATTGGCGGAACCGCCGCACGCCCAACTGGCGTGAACGGTATGTTCCGCTACAACACCGACTTTGGCCTGTTTGAAGGCTACATCAACGGCTCATGGCAAACTATTGCCGCTGGCGCTGGTGTTACTTCGGTTGCCACAGGAACTGGTTTGCAAGGTGGCCCAATCACCTCTACGGGCACTATTTCAATTGCCGACTCTGGCGTGACTGCTGGGACTTATGGATCATCATCTCAAGTCCCAAGTTATACGGTCAATGCTCAAGGTCAACTGACCGCCGCCGCAAACATCTCAATCTCTGCTACGGCCATCGGTGCGGTGACCTCTGTAACTGGTACGGCTGGCGAAATTTCATCAACTGGCGGTCAAACCCCTGTTATTTCGTTGCCCAGTGCGCTGACATTTACCAGCAAGACAATTACTGGTGGCGCATTCAACATGGCTTCTGCCCAAGTTGTTTCGGACACGGTCACCACCAACACTGCGGCTCAGACGCTGACTAACAAGACAATCAGCGGTGCATCAAACACGCTGACCAACATTGCAAACGCAAGTCTGACCAACTCGTCTGTGACCGTTGGCACAACTGCAATTGCTCTGGGCGCGTCATCTTTGACATTGGGCGGTTTGACTTCTGTTGCGGTGACACAAGACCCAACAACGGCACTTCAGTTGGCTACCAAGCAGTATGTAGACGGTCTTGTGGCTACTGGCATTCACTTCCACACGCCCGTGCGTGTTG